TTTTTCTAAACATCCATCAGCAGACAATCCACTTTCATAAAATGCAAACTCTTCAAGTTGTTCCAAGTTCTTCGTGGTCGTCATTTTTTTCTCCTTTTGCGTCTTTTTCTTTCCAGTAAGCTTCGGTTGATTCGTTACAAGCTACATATCCTAGCTTTCTTGCTTCTTCGTAACAGAGAGTTTTATACCAACCACCTCGTTTGCAAGATTCACCATATTTTCCTGACACTTCACATGTTCTAGCGGACTCTGCTTCTGCTTGATTAATAATGTCATCTATAATATCATTTTCAATACTATTTGCACCATAGACACTTACGTAAAAACGGAGGGTGCTGTACTTTTCTTTAATTTGGTTAGCAACAACTTGTACCTCTTCACCATTCTTTGAACAAAGATCGCAGAAGTATTGCAATTTTTCCATACATTTATCCAGAAGATTATACCAGCCATCCTCTGTTTCAATCCAAAACGCCATACAAGATTCCATGGGACTTTTCCCACAGTCTTTTAAAATTTTGGGGTATTTATTGTATAATTTTAGTTCTAATTCATGATTCATATAAACCAATATTAATATATTTTATAGAAATGTCAATAAAAAAATCTCCACCGTGTTAAAAATAAAAGTTTGCGACAACTATGAAAAAGTAACACGGTGGAGATAAATATTTATGCGACAAACTATGAAAAACAATAATAACCCTTTAAGGTTTTACGTATACGCATATATACGTGAAAAAAATTCTAAAATTGCCAAGGCTGGAACACCATATTATATAGGCAAAGGTAGCGGTAGAAGAGCATGGACTAATGACAGAAAAGGGAAACATACCTCTGTACATATGCCGAATAAAAAATATATAGTAATTTTAGAAAACAATTTAACAGAGTTAGGAGCATTCGCATTAGAAAGAAGACTAATAAATTGGTGGGGTAGAATTGATAATGATACAGGAATTTTAAGAAATAGATGTGATGGGGGAACGGGTCCATGCGGTGTGATAAGAAGTGAAGAATTTAGGAAAACAATTAGTGGGCCTAATAATCACTTTTTCGGAAAAAAACATACAGAAGAAACGAAAAGAAAATTATCAGAAGCAGCTAAAGGACATAAACGATGTTTAGGTAGAAAATATACAAAAGAAACATTATTAAAAATGTCAGAATCACATAAAATAGCAAATATCAAAAAAACTCCAGAACAGATACAAATCGCGGTGTTAAAATCAAAAGAAACAAAATTAAAAAACGGAACTACTGGTAAAGGTAGATTAAGACCAGAAATGAATGGCGATTTAAATCCCGCTAAAAACAAAGATGTTAGAAAAAAAATATCAGAAAAAGCCAAAACACTTACTACTGAGTGTAAACATTGTAATAAATGTTTCAATGCGGGAAATTATAAAAAACATTTAAATTCATTAAAAATAAAAGGTATAATTTAAATATTACTATTCTTCCCAACACCAATTTTTATAATCCCAATGTCTGGAGTCGTAAATTCTAAAACCAGCTTCAAACCCCAAAAAATTTAAATTTATACCCAAACCACCATGATCTCTTGTAATTGGAGCAAAATCTAATTCAAATTGAAAAATGTTATCTCCCGAATAAAATATTTCGAATTCTACATTTTTATATTTGGAAAGTTGTTTATAAAATGAAAAATATTTTTTAAACTCTTTTCTCGGTTTGCAAAAGTTCCTTATTGTAAAATTAAAATACATATTATTGTCTTGGTAGTAAAATTGCTCTTATTGCGCTTGGTTCTTCTTTCGGGCAGGGTTCATATTCACCATAATACCATTCTGCTTCCTGTTTTTTGACGTAAAATTGATGTGTGTTTCTTGGAGTATCAAAATCCCCTTCATACCCATCAACGATAACCAATGTTTCTGGATCTTCTTTTTGTAAAATTTCTATCAACTCTTTAACTTTCATAATGTTTTTTAATCATTTTAAACCACTGTATTTTAGTTATTTCTTTGTTATCTAAAATTGAAAAAGCATAACCGGAATTTTCACCACAATTTCTTTTTATCATTTCCGCTTGTTCTTTTCTGGTTTCTACTTTTCTTATATCATGAATCATTTCGAGAAGATTGTCAATATATTTTTTTGCTTTTTCTCCTGCATCGCAAATTTTTTCTATTTCATCTTTTAATTGAATTGCAATTTCAAAATCAAAATCAGTTTCAATTATTTTATAAAAATCTTCCGAAGAAGGAATTTCTTTTTCTATATAAAAATCAATTAAATTATCCGTTGAATTTAATTCAGATTTCACAGTATGAATGAATCGATACCAATCCGATTTTAATTTTATTCTATTTTGATTGTTATTGTAAGAAATTACAATTCCCTCTTTACCTTTCCAATTTTTGATATTTTCTGCAATTTTAGAAATATCATTAGTATCTAGAAAATTGTAAAATTGTGGCATTGGAATCGGCCCGATCTTTCTCCAGATGTCGGTTAAATCGGCAGATGAAACTACTACCATTCCATTTTTGTTTATTGCTCCAATAAAATAAAACTCTAACTGTTGTGGTCTTATTACAATAACATTACTTGGGGTTACTATTTCAAACAATAAAGTGAGGTGTTGATTTTCTTTTAAAAACTCAACAACTTTAGGGTATCTTTGCGGAAGTAATTCAAAATCTTTTGCATTTTCTTGAGTTCTATAAGAAACAGTTCCTCTGGTTCTCATAGAGAATTGACCGTTTACATAATCAGCAATTAAAAGGGAACCATCCTTTTTTTCCTCATATTTCAAATCATTAAAATTTTTAGGATCAGGATAACAATCTGGTTTTTCTTCATAGTTAAAGAATTTAGGCCAACCAGAAGACAACACGTTTCCTTCTCTATCAACAATTAAAGATCTATAAAAAAGATTGTTTTTATTCCATTTTGCATCTCTTTCAGGAGTTATCAGCCAACAATATAATCCACAAAATTCATTTGGAGTAATATTAAAATAACCCTCTTCTATAGGAAGACTAACTTTCATCAATCTAATGATAGATTATATATCTATAAAGTCAATAAAAAATATGCTACGCTGAAAATTACTAAAATTAAAAATGCTAGTATTTTTTTATTATTCGTTTTCATCTATTATTGCGTAATATAGTCCTTCGTCTATTATGTATTGTTCGCATTCTTCTTTTGTTCCAACAAAGAGATTTTCTTGAGTTGATGTAATACCAATAGATTCAAATAGTGTTATCACGTTTTTATCATTGTCGAATATTAAATGCCAAAGACCGTTTTGTTCTTCTGTACTAAATGACCAGTTGTTTGTATTTTTTTGTATAATCATATTATGTAATTATTGATAAAGTTGAGGTTGAAGAATTATAAGATGCTGTTCTACTACCACCATTTTGTAATGTTACTGATGGATATAAATTAACAGTTCTTGCTGGTAATAAAATAAAAGAATCACCCACAATTGGAGGAGTTGTAAAATTAACTGTCAAAGCGGTTCTAGAAAATTGAGCAAAATTTACTTTATTGGAAGGATTGGAAGACAATGCATAATTTATGAGAGTTCCAGCAGATATTGCAGTGAATCCTGTGTATCTTGGTCCAATACCTAAAGCTGTACTACCAGAAAGAGTTAATGTTTGGGATCCTATTTTATTAAGGTTGATATTACCAGAAATACTTCCAGTGTATGTTGAATTACCACCGGTATTATTTAATGATAAATTAGCAAATGTTGAAGAATTATTAAAAATATTATTTTTTAATACATCATTAAACGGTGTTCCCGTTGTAATATTTAAACGATTAACGATTTGATCGTTTCCGTTCAAGTCAACTATACCAGGCAGCAGCAAGCTGCCAAGACGAGGAAATCCTAATGTTAGGATATCGTTGTTAATAGCTAATGGAACATCTGTTCTTAAAGTAGTTCCTAATCTTATGGCAGTAAATTTATTACCTGATACTGCTACGACCACATTAACCGAAGCTCGATCAGCATATATACCAGAGCTTGCTGTATTATCAAAAATAATAGGGTCAGAACTTAAAACCAGCGTTCCTGTTTTAGCTGATCCTGAATTACCTAGTATTCTAAATAATCTTCCCATCGTAGGAAATGCAGAAATGCCACCATTGAATGTTAAAGTAGCATTATTATCTATGTAAATGTTATTGGTTAAATTTTCGGGTCCAAGTGTTAATAAACCATTAAATGTTGCAGATTTATCTACTCTAATAGAAACACCACCTTCCACTTTTTGGCCATTTAAATTAATTGGATTATTAATAATTGTATTTGTTGATGCTGCCGTTGTTGGTATTCTGATTAATGCACCAGATTGACCTGAAAGGTAAACACTACCAGTTCCAAATGGATTACTGTTTAAAATATCGATTATACCCGCACTTATATATGTATTTCCAGTATATGTATTATTACCACTTAATGATAAAGTAGATGCTCCGAGTTTTGTTAAATTACCAGAACCACTTATATTACCATTAAGAAAAATAGAAGAAGTAGCACAATTTATTGTTCCTGCATTTGAACCTAAAACGATATCGTTATTAATGGTTTGTATGTTGATAGAACTATTTGATATACTACCAGAATTTAAAACAAATCTATTTCCGTTTAATGTAAATGCTCCCGATCCAGAATTAAAGGTTATTCCATTAAAAGGTGTATCTATTGTTAGATTATTAAATGGTGTTAATCTTGTAGTTCCTGCAAATTGGAAGCTTTCATAAGCTTGTGGTGGTCTTGTGTTCCAGTTGGAAGAAATACTCCAAATATCACTAGAACCTAATCCTGTCCAAATAATGGTAGTTGGTAATTGCGGTATACTCGTAATAGGAACAGGAACAAAAAATGCCTTAGCGAATATTTGAGATTTTCCGTATATTTTAACCATATGTATATTTACACAATTTATTTTTTCTATGGTTTCTCCACTGTCTTCTATATTTTATAATCCAATCGATTAGAGCAGCACTGTAACCAATATCATATCCTTTTTTTTCACTTTCCAACCACTTATGTTTTAATACTTCTTCTCTTTCTTCCAAAAATTCTCTATAAACGGAAGAATTATAAAAAAAACATTCCGTTGCCGATAATGCATCTGTCATAATACTACTTATTCTTTTTAGATTAAACATATGTATTCCCCCAAATTTCATTAATATCTAACAATTTGTGTTTGCATCCATTAATCTCTTCGGTCCAAGAACTATGAAAGTGACCATAAAGATGAAGTTTTGGTTTGCATAGTTTAAAAATTTCATCCATTATTGCTCTTTCATTACTAAGATCCCCAATAAGATAGGCATCTTCCAATGCCCAACCATAAACCATTTCATTAAACTGTTGTGGAAAACACCAAGACGGAGCAGTATGGGTTACAAGAATATCAACTTCTTTGCATTTATCTCTATCTAATTTAACAGCTTCGTCTTCCCAATATGAAACACCTTCTTTACGAGAAGTTCTATCAATAGAAACAGCACCTCCAATAAATTGAATTGTTTTACCCTCATATTCTGCAACAGTATAATCTTCAATTAGTTCAAAATTTTCAAAAACAATTCTATTTTTTCCTTTAAAAAAATAAGGGTCATCGTGATTACCTCTAATTCCAAAGAAGTTAATATTTCTTTCTTTGAACATTTTGCTAAGTTTCTCTGATTGAGAATACTCTGATTCTTTTTTATATTTAAATCCTATACCAAGATCTCCAACAGAAATTATGGTGCAATTTTCAATATTCTTATCTTTTATAATTTCAAATAATAATCCCCAAGATCCATGGTGATCTCCTAAAAATAATAAAGGTTTGTTTTTGTTTAGTGTTTTCATATTACCATCCATCTTCTTCGTTTTCTTTTTTAGATTTTTTCTCTTCTTCTATTCTTTCTTTTAAAATGTCTCTCAAAACAATCAGTGCTTTTTCATAAGAATCGCATTCTTCTTCAATTTTATCAATAATATAACCATAATGTTGAACAGTATAAACTGGAGGATAGCCGTAGCTCCATTTCGTTTCGATATACCAATGGCAATCTCGATCTTTATGGTGATCCTTGCCTATCAAATGATACCACTCGTCTGTCAATGTTGTAATTTCTTCGATAATGTTTTCCATAAATTAAATTACATTTAAAAATAAATTCCAATCTTCTATTTCGTCTTTGTTTCTAATATAGAAGGAAACTGGCATGAATCTAGGCGCAGATGGTTTTTTTATTAATTTCAAACCTGCTTGTTCTGGTGTCTTATCTGCTTTTCTGGCGTTTATTTCTTTATGCGCCAATACACAATTTTCCCATGATGTTTTTCCTCCTTGTGATTTAGGAATAACATGGTCTATATTACCTGTGAGTTTGGTTATTTTTTTACCAGTATATTGACAAGTAAAATTATCTCTTTCCCAAAGATTTTTTTGGGTGAATTTTACGGTTTGTCTTGGTATATTATCATAATGATTTAAAACTATAACAGTAGGAATTTTTACAAACCCCCTTACCGTTTTAACTTTTCTATCTGTTTCATGAACTTTTAAAGAAACCCATTCATGCCATTCTAATGGAATTATTTTATCTTCTTCTATCATCATTCCCTTTGCATTATCTGAATACATCAAAGAAAAAGAATGTTTGGCAGTAGTTGTATTAATAGGTATCCAACTTTTATTTAAAATTAAAACTTTATGTCTATCAATAAATTTCATCATCAATCATTTTTATATGGTTCTTTAACAATTACATAATATGTTCCAGCAACTTCTTGTACGCTAGAACTAGAGCCTTTCGGTAAACTATTCTTAAATGCTTTGTCTACTAGTTCCCAAACCAAAGTAAAGTCTTTATTCTTCATTGCTTTACCCACCCGATCTTGATATCTTTGTGGAATTCTAAATTCTTTTTGTGGTTTCCAATAAGAAAATTCCGATAACATACGAGAAGGTTCTATTATTTTTGGTATAGGAACATCAGAACTTTGAAATGCTCCGTTTCCCGAAACATCGCAAATTTGTCTATATCCATCATTTCTTTGGTAGTGTAGATATTGTTCAATAGTCTTTTTAATTTCCCATGCAACTGTTCCATCTTTCATTTTTTCGCAACCAATACCATAATATGAATTGCGATTTTTTATTAGTTCTTCTTCTTTATAGAAAACAATAGTTCTTACCATGCTTTCAAGAACTTCTCCATCTTGATATGTTAATTCTTTATCCCAAAATGCGGTATCCATTGCCATTTTAATTTGACCAGAACGAAGACGAGAATAAACTTCTAATGCAGTTACAAGAGTTCCAAGATGTTTTTCATCAAACTCTATAGATACTTTTTTAGATAGTTTGGTTTTCTTTTTCATTTTAGTTATCGTTGCTACTACAGCTAACATCAAATCCACCAGTCCTACGATATGCTGGATTTTCTTCTCCCGATTCAAACCAAGTATTGGAACCCTTTTCAGCAGAATTTCCAAACTCTGTTAACTCGATATTTTCTCCGAGTTTTTTTAAACTCTCTTGTACATCATAATCCAATTCTTCCGATGGATCCGAATATTCCAAATTCAAACTTTCAATATATTTTAAAAACTCTTGTTGACTGTCTCCGGTATATGGATTTTCTTCCAAGTCACGGAAATCATTTGGGTCTAATTCAACTACTTCACTTGCGAGATATAGTGTTACGTTTTCACGTTTGCGTATTTTGTATGTCATAATATTAGTAAAATTCTATGATACAATTTCTACATTGTCAATATAATTTTTCTAAAAATATAGGAGTATTTTCACCAACCCATGCTCCTTCTACATTAAATTGAAAATACTCTTCCGCTTCTTCTTCGGACATTCCTTCTTTTATCAATAGTTCTATACATTCAAATCTATCATATACAGCAATAGGTCTACCGAATTGTCTACCTATACCAACAAATGCATCATCAAATCCATCTGCTAATAAAACATTTTCATCTTCACCTAATATATCTATAATTTTTTCTTTTAGTGTTTTCATTTTAATAAAACTTCTAACATTACATATGTTGCATATAAGGTAGTATATAATGCTGCTACCGTTAGTGTAACCCAACAAAAAATATCAAACCAATTGTTTTTCATCTGTAAAATTTAAAAAATCTAAAATATCAAATTTCCGTTTTAACATTTCATCTATTTCATCTAAAATATTATTATCATTTTTAATATCAGAAAAAGATAAATTATTTATTTTTTCTTTAATCATATTATCAATTTCCATCATTTTTGATAATTCTTTTAGAAATTCTTTTTGTTCTAAGTTTCCTTTATAAGAGTCTAAAATTTCATCACACAATTTTTTAGACTCTTCAATAGCTCTTTCACAATAATCTATCATTTCTTGTGAAAGAATTTTTTCATCTTTTTTCATAACATAAAATTTTAACATGTTTAAAATTTTATGCAAGTTTTTTTAAAAATTATTATACTTGTCTAAAGAAGCATCGAAATTTATATCACCATCAAATGAAATTTCCCCACTATTCATTATTAAACAATCCCATAACTTTCCAATATTAACTTCATTTACTTCTATATTATCCCATTGTTGATCGGTTAATTCTTCTAATTCTGTTGGTTCTTGATTCAACCAACTTAATACGTTATATATTTGTGATGGAGGTCTTTGTGTTGCATTTGAATATAAATTTGTTTTAAATTCAAACTGTGGATATTTTTCTGATAATTTTTTTATAATTTCATCCATTAGAGTATTCCTTTTATTCTTAGATAAGTTGCTCCACCCATTATAACAAGTAAAAATATTATTGCAATATTTCTTTGTAAAATCGCAAGATCTTTTTCTATCAATTTTTTTTGCATTATATTCAAATCTCTAACCATTTTATCATTATATTCCATTTGACGAATCAATTCCTGATCTACTGCTATTTTTGTTTCTGTTATATTTGCAATATCTTTTTCTATTTGTTCGTATGTTTCTTTATCTTTTAAGAGTTGTTGATATTCTTCGGAGCTTACAACAACAACCGTATCGTTTTTATATTTTTCGGGTATTATTAAAACTCTTTGTTTGTTTATAATTGTTGGTTTTACTTTGCTTTGACTTGAAATGTTATCAATATTTTTTTTATAAACAGGTTTAATATCTATTCTTTGTTTAGGTGGTTTTACTATTCTTGTTGATTCATTAGCATAAGAATCTGCCAAGTCGAGACGAGCATTATCCAAAGAATCTTTTGTTGCATATACAGAACGAGATAATGCTTCGGATTGTTTTTCAGTATAAACAGTACAGCTGTTTAATAGTAATAAAATAGAACAAAATAAAAATAACTTTTTCATATAAAATATTTATCTTTATTTTAAATAAATAAACCCCTCTAGGTTGGTAGCCCAAAGGGGTTTGGTTCGACTCCGCAAAATTTGGCATCTCTAAGGGGATTTGAACCCCTACTAATACCGTGAAAGGGTACTGTGCTAACCTTTACACTATAGAGACATATGGAGCAGCCTCGTATCCGGATCGAACGGATGACATCGATATTACAAATATCGCGCTCTACCAACTGAGCTAACGAGGCATAAAATGGTGGGCAGTGTTGGACTCGAACCAACGAACTCCGAAGAGGGAAAATTTACAGTCTTCTGCAATTGCCGCTATGCGAACTACCCATATATTTAATTTATCACATTATTTAAAAGATGCAAGTTTAAAAACAAATTGGAGATGAGGGGAATCGAACCCCTGTCTTTATAATATCCTCTAAAAGATACTACATGCTTTAATGTATTTGATTTATAAGGTATCTTGGCACATTAACCAACCTTGATGTTTTAAAGTTACATCAAACTCCGTAATATATTTTACATGATTTCTAACAGATCGTCAAAACCTCTGCAATTCAAAACGGATTTAGAGGATTACCGTTAGGCTTCAAGCGGCGAGTGCGTAACACTCTTCTTCAACGCCACCGAGGAACTCGTCAGCATTGTTGAAGATGTATTCAGCTTCGGCTAAAAGATCAGACATATCATCGTCTGCATTTAGTTTTTTGATAGATTATTAAAGAGGCCAACTATCATCCTCTACATGCACTTTTAGGTTTCAACTATAAATCGAAACCAGTACACCCCCATAAATTTCAAAGATCAATTCCAGAAAGCTCTTCATTGGCTACCGTGTCTTTAACACGTTGGACGAAGATTACTTGTTACCCTCTGCCTAATCGAGTCTGGTGACAGTCTGCAACGGTGAGCTTTTTAAGAACAGCACAGCACACTATTCCCGTCCGACTTATCAAAATTTTACTGGTGTGCCTTTTAAAGCTAAAGGGGTTACGAATTTCTTCGTCCTGTGAAACGCAATTCACGGTCATCTCCGTACCTATAAATAGGATGTATGGCTTATTTGAATTGTGTCCATACTAATTACCAGTTCTCCACGTCCAATCTCCCACTCCTTAGATGATGGTTTTCTAAACCAACATTCCAGTTTTTAAAATCATTACCAAGACCTCTCATTCTAATCATTAGTCCTCCAAGTATCTTATGGACGCATACATAATAATCGAAGAAGTTCCCTATGGGTTAAATGTTGTTTCCGGAAACATTGCATTGTTGCCCATCGCGGTAGAGCTTTGCGAGCATCTGCGCTTGGTAAAAGAACACCCGCCAAAGTGTGCATCAACTTACTAGTTGCCGTGTACTTTAGAAACTACTCATGTCAAGTGAGAGGCATGGCGGGTCTACTAAAATTAAAATGTCAAATATCAATTTCCGATTTTGTATTCGACCGAGTATTCTCAGTCC